AGATGACGATGAAAGTTCTTATTGGACTGATGGAGAAGGGCTGCATTTTAATGTAAAAGTAGAAAGGCATTTACATAATGGAAATTATTATTGGAAAGCTTCTTTTTCTATTGATCCAGATAACAGAGGAGATGGCTATAGAAACAATGACTACGTTTGGATTCCAAAGCAAGGTACAAACGGTAGTGCTAACGGAGAACATCCCACTATAGGATTGCCTGACAGGATTATGGTGAAATTAACTGTTGGAGAAACAACGTTAGACATACCTGCACAAAATTTCAATAGAAATGATGTTATAAAAGATTGGAATGAGTACGAAGGAGATATTAATAGCAATAAAGATCAACCTGAACATGAAATATGTTTTGTAAATGAAATTATCTTGCCTAAATCTTCAACAGGTGAAGCAAAATATAATGATCTTGCTTATGCAGGATTAAGGATAAACAGTTCAAAAGAGTGGACAACCTTTAGTCAATTTTCTGCATACTTTAAAAAAGGAATAAAAATAAATAGGCTTATAGATGGTGGAACAGGTGCTTCTAATTTGTTCCCAGAAATTGCCAATGCGTTATTAACAAGTTCAGAGATAGGAGCAGGTGAATTAGTTGGCCCTAATGCAGTAAGTGAAAGTGATATGACAGACTCTGCTAGATTTTGTAGAGCAAATAAATTCTTTTGGGATGGCACTATCTCATCAAAGTTAAATCTAAGGGATTTTATTTTTGAACATGCTGGATATTGTTTATTAGATTTTACGATTATTGGAGGGAAATTTAGCCTTAAACCTTCTGTTCCTTATTCATCTACTACATATTTAATAGATAAAACTCAGCCTCCTGTTATCAAGGCTTTATTTACTGATGGCAATATAAATGATTTGCAAGTTAGTTTCTTATCTCCAGAGGAACGTCAGTCATTTAAAGCTGCGGTTATGTATAGACAAGAAACACCTAACGGTTTCCCTGAAACAAAATCTATATTGGTTCGTTCAACAGATACAAAATACAGCTCTGATAATGATCCTATTGAGACGTTTGATATGTCAGGCTTTTGTACTTCGTTAAAACAAGCCAAAACGTTTGCTCAATTCGCAATAAAAACAAGAATTTTATCTAATCATGGATTGTCTTTTAAAACGGCTCCTCAATTTGTTCAAACGCTTTCACCCGGAGAATATTTCAGATTGGTTTCAGAGGTTACACATGTCAACAGATTTAATAATGGTGTGATTACACCTGATGGAACTGTTGTCTGGGCCAAAGAAGGTGGTTTTGTCGGTCTTTTACAAAACAAAGTCTATGTTTGGGAACCCGGAACAGAAAATGTTGTTGCTACTGAAATTGATTTTGATAGCACTTCCTCTGTTAATAGACATAAAGGAAAAATGTTTACGATGAGAAGCACGACAGAAGAAAATAAAGTATATAAATGTGAAACAATTTCTTATGCAGAAGATGGGTTAATTGAAGTGTCTGGTAGCTATGCTCCTACTGAGACAAACGGAACGCTTTCTGTTTTACAGAATTGGGATTCAACTTTTGACATTAAAGGAGATTAATTTATGGCTGCACAAGAAAAAAAATTTCCAACGATTAAACCAACGTCTAGGAGTTACAGCCCCGGACAATATCCAAGTACAGATTTTGAATCGTTAAACGGTACAAAAACACATATTCGTTATGGAAATAAAAGAGTTAATGCAACCTTGAGACTTGGCTTTTCTAATATTTCTGATGCTGATGCCGCTTTGATTTTAGCTAATTATGAACAGGTTAATAGCGATTGGAATTACGTTACGTTTAACCGTGGTTTCGCAACAGCAGGGGTAGGGAGCACAACTCTTTCTAATTATTTTAAAGAGACTGGATCAGGTTTAAAATGGCGTTATTCTGGGCCTCCTTCTGTAACAAGTACCTTTAAAGGTTTGAGCAATGTGAGCTGTTCTTTTGTCGCTTGTCTCGATTCACCGTAGAATAAACGCAACGTTTAATTTTTAAGGTTGTGGGTTTTTATTCAGGAAGGGATGGAGAACTCTACATAGGAAGTTCATCCACTAAAGCAGCCAAAATTCAATCTTGGTCTTTTTCTAGTTCAATGGCTGTACTAGAAACGACTTCAATGGGTGATACTGACAGAACACTTAAGTCAGGCGTTAGAAGTTACTCAGGAAGTTGCAGACTGTTTTACTACGTTAGTGATACAACTAGCTCTTCAAGTTCTTCTAACATTAATGGTTTGATTGATGCTGCAATAAAAGCAGGAGGATCAGCAGGTGATGGTGAAAATACTGAATCTTCTGAAGTTGTTTTAAAACTGCGATTAACCACAGGCTCCACAGATCAAAGAGACATACAATTTTCTGCCTTTATTACAGGTGTTTCTATGAGTACTGCTGTGGGAGAAGTTGCTTCTGCGGATATCACTTGGGAGGCTAACGGTGCTCCTTATGGTAATACAACTCTTATTAATTAATGGGCGTTTATTTTGGGCAATACGGTGAGATTGCTCTAAAAAGAGATACGCTTCAAGGTGCTTTAGAAACAGTACTTGATCCTTCTGATGTCAACACGTCAACAAAGCGTTTTAGTGTTGACCACAGCACTGGCTCGTTATTAACAGGAGATCAAGTAGAAATAGAAACTGTAGATAAATCAGATCTTGAGCTTGTTAGTGGTCATAACTATCCAGATGGAAAATGGTTTATAAATATTGATCCACTAGGAGGTATTCGTTTATATGAATCATTTCCTTTAGCAATTGAAGGGTTAACGTCACAGGCTTTAACTCTTGTTGCTCCTAGTGCAGCACAAACTATATTAATAAGAACCAGAAATGAATTGTTTAGGCATGTAGCGGGTGTAAAAGATTTTGAGGTGACAACAAGTAGGGAGCAAGTTGATTTAACAAATTTAGGAGATGAGTTTAAAAACTTTTACGAAGCGGGAATTATTAGTGGTCAAGGTAGAATGACGTGTTTCTGGGAACATTCCTATGCAACAGGAGATCGAAAAAATCAATACGGTAATGAGGGAAGAGACTCTGAATTTCCTTTTTATCTTGCTCAATTGATCTTAAGGACTCAACAAGGAGCAGATTTTGACGCTTTGCTATATGTGTATCGTGATCTTAATAATTCAAGACGTAATGTTTATTACGAGTCCAAATGTATAGTCACAAATATTGCAATAAACGTTACTGCGGCTGAAGTTATAGAAGCCAGCATTGAATTTGTATGCAATGGAAATATTGCGTTAAAGACAGGCGATACACCCGGATATTTATTGCAGGAGAACACAGATAAGATATTACAAGAAAATCAAAGTCCAATATTGCTCGAACAGGATTAAACTGCTGGTATTGGTTATTAGTTAGCAGTCAATGGCAGATTTACAGATTACGGGCTTACAGGCTTTACCTGAAGCCAGTGTCCAAGCCACAGATGTTTTAGCACTCGCAGACTTGAGTGCCAGTGAAACAAAAAAGATCACTGTTAAAAATCTAATTGCTGCTGGTGTCGCATTAATTGATAACGGGGATATTCCTTTTGGCAAACTTGCATCTGGTTATACAGGAGGCACTGTTGCAGATGGTTCTATTACCAATGCAAAAGTTGAATCTTCTAGTTCAGCAACAACAGGTCTAGATGGCTCATCAAAAATAAGAGATGGTTCAATCCCTGTTGTTAAATTTAATATTAGTGATTTTAACCGTGGAATTAGCGTTGTCGGTAACAAACTAGGAATAACTAATAGCATTACAGCAAATACAACAGGTGCAGCAAAAGTAAAATATGACGCTCAAGGATTAGTTACTGGTACGGCTTCTTTAACTGGGTCAGATTTACCTCTTTCAACAAGTAGCTCTATTGGTGGTGTAAAAGTTGAATCATCATCCTTACTTACTGTTAGTAATACAGGAGCTTTAGATATAGAGGATGTAAGTGGTCTTTCTGCTGGAACGTATGCAACCGTAACGGTAAACGCTAAAGGTCAAGTTACATCTGGTTCTACAACTGCTGGAGCCACAAACATTCCTGCTGCTACTACAACGGCAAAGGGTGGCGTTATTGTTCCTGCTTCTGGTGGTTTATCTGTTGACGGTAGTGGGAATTTATCAATAGCAACTCAAGGGTCTGTTTCCACTGGTTCTTATACAAAGCTGACTGTTAATACAAAAGGCGTTGTTACAGGAACAGGTTCATTAGTTGCTGCTGACCTTCCTAACCACAGTGCAGACTTATTAACAAGCGGAACAATCCCTGCTGCTCGCATTGGATCAAATGCTATAAATACAGATCGCATTGATTCGGGAGCTGTTACAAATGCAAAGGTCGAGACTTCTACTTCTGCAACAACAGGACTAGATGGAGCCACAAAACTTAGAGATGGTTCTGTCACTGCTGCCAAGTTAAATACTGCAAATATTGATAGAGGTTTAAACGTTGCAGGTGGAAATCTTGGAATAAATAACAGCGTTACTGCTGCAACAGGAGCCGTAAAAGTTAATTATTCGGCTCAAGGTTTAATCACTGGAAGTTCTTCATTAACTGCTTCAGATTTACCAAAAGCAACATCTTCTGCTGTAGGTGGTGTTTCTGCTGGATCGGGTTTAAGTGTTAACGGTTCTGGAGTCTTATCTCTTAGCAATTCTATTTCTACTGGTTCTGCTATTTCAGGGATTACTTGGAACAGTCATGGACAAATAACAGCAATACAGGCTTTAGGTGCAAGTGATATTCCTCTTGCTACTTCTTCTGCTATTGGTGGAATAAAAACTCCTGTAAGTGGAGGTCTTGAAACTGACGGATCTGGAAACCTATCAATTAGCACGACAGGAGTTAGTGCTGGTGACTATTTCAAAGTCACAGTCAACACAAAGGGACAAGTAACAGCAGGAGCTTCTTCTTTAGTTGAAGCAAATATTCCAACATTACCTGCTTCAAAAATTACATCAGGAACTTTTGATGCTGCAAGAATACCTGCAATATCAGGAACAGGCATAACTGCTGGAACGATTACAGCAGATAGATTAAATACTTCAAACTTAGATCGTTCTTTAAATGTTTCAGGTGGAAATTTAGGAATCAATAATGCTGTAAGTGGTGGAGCTGGTACACATGCAGGGATTTCGTTCAACACTGAAGGACTCATAACTGGAACTTCAACAATTCCTGCTTCAGATATTCCTCTTGCTACCACAAGTGCTGTTGGAGGTGTTTCTGTTGGAGCTGGTTTAGCAGTTAATGGTTCTGGTGTTCTTACTGTTGATAACAGTGTTACGGCTGTAAATGGAGCTGTAAAAGTCAATTTCAACGCACAAGGAGCAATTACTGGTAGTTCTTCTTTGGCTGGTTCAGATTTGCCAGTTGCAACTACCAGTGCAAGAGGAGGAGTACAGGTAGCATCAGGAGGAGGTATTTCTATTGATGCTGCTGGAGAAATATCTACATCAACAAGCGGTGTTACAGCAGGTACTTATCAATCAGTTGTTGTAAATAACAAAGGTGTTATTACCTCTGGATCAGGATTAACTGCTGCATTAATTCCTAATATTTCTGCAACTAAATTAACAACAGGAACGATAGATATTGCACGATTAGCAACAAATAGTGTTTTAGGTGAAAAGTTAGCCAACTCTAGTGTTTGTAAATTTGGAGGTTCAACTTCTACTACTGGTGTTGTTACCTTCCCTACTCCAGAGTTCACAGGTCAATTTTTCTATGATTTATTTAATGATGACTTGTACGTGTATGACGGAGCAGCTTGGCAAGCGGTAACGATTACATCAGGTGAAATTGTCTACGCAGGAAATTACAACGCTAGTACAAACAAAGTTAGTGCTTTAACAGCAAGCGGTACTGCTGCTGGTTTTGCTGTAGGTTCTGCTCTTGCTGCGGCTGCTCAAAGTAACTTACGTTATTACTTTGTTGTTGACACAAGCGGCACAGGATCAGCACCAGCGCCTACTTCACAGCTTGATCCCCCTGACATGCTTCTAAGTAATGGAACATCTTGGGAAAAATTAGATATTTCAAACTTTATTGCATCACAGCAAGCTGTAAATATTTCATTCACTCCAACAGGAAATATAAACAGTAATAACGTTCAAGCCGCTTTAGTAGAGCTAGATAACGAGAAATTAAATCTTACAGGTGGTACGTTAACTGGAAACTTAGAACTTAACCAAAACTCTTCAATTATCTTTGAAGGCTCTACTCCAGATGACTACGAAACGACTCTAACTGTTGTCGATCCAACAGCAGATAGAACAATAAATTTACCTAATATTTCTGGAACTCTTATCACTGATCAAGATTCCGGCACTGTTACAAGTGCAATGATAACTAATGGGACAATTGTTAACGGTGACATAAACTCTGCGGCTGCAATTGCACTGACAAAACTAGCTGCAACTTCGGCTGCTTATGTGTTAATGGGCAACAGTAGCGGGGTAATAACTGGTACAGCAATTACAGGCGATGTATCTATATCTAATACAGGTGTTGTTGCCATTACTGCTGGTTCAATTGTTAACGCAGATATTAACTCAAGTGCTGCAATTACAGGATCAAAAGTAACTGTTGGAACAACAAGTGCTGTTGGTGTTTTACAACTAACAGACTCAACTTCAAGCACAAGTACTACAACAGCAGCCACACCTAACGCTGTTAAATCTGCCTACGATTTAGCTGCTTTAGCATTACCAAAAGCGGGAGGCACATTAACGGGTCATGTCCTTATAGATAACGATAAAGAGATCCGACTATATGAGGCAGACGGTAACGGTAGTGCTTATGTAGGAATTAAAGGAGCAACAGATAAAGGTTCAGAATCCAGCTATACAATCAGCCTTCCAGCAGCAGCCCCAACAGCTAATCAAATCCTCAAAGCTAATGCTAGTTCACCTACCACGCTTGAATGGACAACAGACGTTACTAACACGGCTGCTGGTGATCTAACAGGTACAACTCTTGCTTCTAACGTTGTTGCAAGTTCTTTAACCTCTGTGGGAACGCTTACCTCTCTGACTGTAAGTGGAACAATATCTGGAAACGTAACTGGAAATTTAACTGGCAATGTCACAGGAAATGTAACTGGGGATGTCACTGGAGATGTAACAGGCGATCTAACTGGAACAGCAGATTTAGCAACTCAATTCACAGTCACAGCAAATAACTCTACAAATGAAACGGTCTACCCATTGTTTTCAGATGGAGCAACTGGCAGCCAAGGAGCAGAAACAGATACAGGACTTACTTATAACCCATCAACAGGGAATTTAACCTCTACTACATTTACTGGAGCTGTAGTAGGAAATGTCACTGGTAATTGTTCTGGAACGGCTGCAACAGTAACGGGTGCAGCTCAAACAGCGATCACTTCAGTAGGAACCTTATCAAGTCTTGCTGTTACCAATAACGTCACAATCGGTGGAAACTTAACTGTAAATGGAACAACAACTTCTATTTCAAGTACCACGGTTGAAGTAGCTGATAAAAATATTGAACTTGGAAAAGTTTCAAGCCCTAGCGATACAACTGCTGACGGTGGTGGATTAACTCTTAAAGGTGCAACAGATAAAACATTTAACTGGGTTAATTCAACAGATGCTTGGACTTCTTCAGAACATGTTCAAGTTACTAGCGGCAAGACATTTATTGGTGATGGTTCAACTTTAACTGCTTTAAATGCCGATAATATTGCTTCTGGAACGATTGCAGCAGCGAGGGTTCCAACTCTTAACCAAGACACAACTGGAACAGCAGCTTTAGCAACTGAATTTACTGTTACTGCTAATAACTCAACCAATGAAACTGTTTATCCTTTATTTGCTGACGGAGCAACAGGATCACAAGGGGCTGAAACAGACACAGGTTTAACTTATAACCCTTCAACTGGACTGCTAACCAGTACAAGTTTTGCAGGAAATATAACGGGAGATGTTACTGGTGATGTTACTGGAGATGTTACGGGTGATGTAACAGGAAATTGCTCAGGTACAGCAGCCACGGTTACAGGTGCAGCTCAAACAGCTATCACATCTGTTGGCACTCTTAGTTCACTGACTATTGCAGGTAATTTATTGTTTACAGGAACTGGCATGGTTGACCTTCCTGTTGGCACAACAGCACAAAGACCCGGATCACCAAGTACAGGAGCACTTAGATATAACAGCACTTCTAATAAATTTGAGGGTTATGACAACAATGGTTGGTTAGATATAGGAAGCGGCGGAAGCGGTGGAGGAGCTACAGGTGGCGGCTCTGATACCGTTTTCCAAGAAAACTCACATGCTGTTACAACCTCTTATTCAATAAGTAGTAACAAATCAGCTATGTCAGTTGGCCCATTAACGCTAAACTCAGGAGTAGTGATTACAATTCCTGCAAACGCTCGTTGGGTGATTCTTTAAAATGGCTTACGGAACAATTAAAGCTGATACGCTGATTTATGATGATTCTGGGTCAGATGCGACTTTAGATCTATCTTCTATAACGGCAAAAGCTCCGTCAGCAAGTCCTACTTTTACTGGGACGGTAACAATTCCGACTCCTTCCTCTGGGGATAATTCAACAAAGGCGGCTTCAACAGCATTTGTAGTTGCTGGTTTTGCTCCTTTGACTACTCCTACTTTTACAGGAGATGTAACTATTAATGCTGTCGGAGCAGCGCCGGGAGACTTACGTTTTAATGATAATGACAATAGTAATTATGTAGGATTTCAAGCTCCTGCGACTGTTGGTTCAAATGTCCTTTGGACTTTACCTTCAGCCGATGGTAGTTCAGGTCAATTTTTAAAAACTAATGGTTCTGGAACGTTCTCTTTTGGATCTGTTGATTTATCTGCTTACGCTCCATTAGCTTCTCCCGGTTTTTCAGGAACAATGACAGGAGCGAATTTAACGCTTTCAGGGGATCTCACTGTTAACGGGACTACCACTACGATTGACACAACAAATTTAGATGTAGAAGACAAAAATATAACAATTGGTAAGGTTAGTTCTCCTTCAGATTCAACAGCAGATGGAGGAGGTTTAACACTAAAGGGAGCTTCAGATAAAACTTGGAACTGGGTTAACTCAACCGACGCTTGGACAAGTTCAGAAAATATAGCTACAGCAGCAAGTAAAACTATTTCGGATGGAATTGGTAACGTAAGAGAAATACCTCAAACATCTAAAAGTTCAGCACATACAATTGTTGCTGCTGATGCTGGGAAACATATTTACATTTCAACAGGTGGAGTTACGTTTGCATCTGGAATTTGCTCGGCTGGAGAGGCTATAACTATTGTCAACAACAGTGGATCAGACCAAACAATTACATGTAGTGCCGTAACTATGTATTTAGCAGGAGATACATCAGCTAAGAGTTCTTTAACTTTAAAAGGCAGAGGCATGGCTACATTTTTATGTACTGCTTCTAATGTTTATTATGGTTCTGGTGGAGGACTTGAATAATGCCTACACAACAACTCCTTCTTGGTGGTGGTGCAAGCGA